TCGTGCAAGAAAATCAAGTGAATTGCATACAGAAGAAAAAGCCAAAGAATTAGATTTTGTGCGTCAAATGTATGGCATAGCAGGACAAGCAGCAGCAGCGGGAGTGTAACCGTTGGCTAAAATAGACAAGTCTCAATATTCCAAAGAACAATGGCGAATTGTAAAAGAACAACGCCGATTAAGGAAAGAAAACAAACGAAATACAAAATCGTTAAGTTCTATTTCTGAATCACCAATCAAAAAATCAAATAATCAATTAGCTTTTGTACTAGGTAATGGTACAAGTCGAGAATCTATTCAGGTAGAAGATATATCAAAAATAGGAAAAATATATGGTTGCAATGCACTATACAGAACTTTTGCTCCTGACTACTTAATAGCTGTTGATGTGAAAATGATACTTGAAATTACAAAAACAGGATATCAAAAAAAACATACTGTTTGGACTAATCCTAATAAAGCATATCAGCGTATTCCAAGTTTAAATTTATTTAATCCTAGTAAAGGATGGTCAAGTGGACCAACTGCTCTTTGGTTAGCAAGTCAACACGGATATGAAAAAATTTATATACTTGGGTTTGACTATCGCGGTTTAGAAAAAGGGTCTAAATTTAACAACCTTTATGCAGATACAGTTAATTACAAAAAAAGTTCAGATGGAGCAACATTTTTTGGTAATTGGTTACGACAAACGAAGACTGTAATTCAAGAAAATCCTAATATACAGTTTATAAGAGTAATAGCACCTGATAATTACAAACCTGACGAACTAAATAAATTTAGAAACTTTAGTACTATTACAGTGGAAGATTTCAAAAAAATCTTCCAACTTTCCTGACAAATAGTCAAAATGGCTCGTTTTGAGCCTATTTCTACGCATATTTCTCCCATTCATGTAAATACATATGACAGCCTTACCATAGGTATAACATTTATAGGAGAAAACAATGGCAGATAAAGCTAAATTTGAAGAGATGCTTGAGCATCTTGTAAACAACGACCGCGAAAAAGCGGAAGAATTATTCCACGAAATTGTAGTAGAAAAGTCAAGAGACATCTACGAAAATCTTCTTGCTGATGATGTAGAAGACAAAGAAGTCGACGAAAAAGCAAAAGAAGATGATGAAGAAACTAACGAAGCTGATAAAGCAAAAGACGACAAGCAAAAGCATCCAGGTGATAAAAAAGTAGCTGATGCAGATGCTGACAAAGACACAGATAAAACAAACGAAGATTTTGATCTAGACGAGTTTGAAGTTGAGCCTAAAGAAGGCGATATGGATATGGACGCTATGATGGGCGGAGATGCTGAAGACGAAATGAAAATGGACATGGACGGAGACGACATGGGCATGGACATGGACGGTGAAGCAGACGATGACGCACCAGCAACACAAGGCGATATCAAAGATCTAGAAGCAGAATTAGAAGATCTAAAAGCTGAATTCGAAGACATGATGCAAGACAAAGAAGGTGGAGACGAAGACGGCGATATGGATATGGATGCAGACGATGAAGGCGACATGGATGACGAAGCTGAAGAGTCTGTAGCAAACGAAGTTTCAGACGAAGAAGTAGACGAAGCAGATGACGAAGACACTGACGAAGCTACTGAAAAGTCTGCAGCAGAGCAGATGCGCGAATATGTTGAAAAAGTAACACCAAAAATGGGTGACGACGGTGCTAACACCAAGTCAGTTGTAGCTGGTAAAAACGACATGGGCGGCACTGCTTCAAACTTGGTACAAGGCGGAGACGAAAAAGGAATGAAAGCATCTGCACCTAAAGAAGATAATGCAGGTAATGTAAACGTTCCAGGTGGTAAAGCATCTAAGTCAATGTCAAACATGCCAAAAGGCCACGGCGCTGAGAAAAAAGGCGCAGGCGATACAGCTCCTGACAAAAAATCAATGATCGGAAGCTAAGGACTTGAAGATGGGCAACTACTTACGAGAGCACCTGACATTCGACCAAGCGCAAATGGTGGTTGAGAATGCCAATGAAGGCAAAGATCTTTTTATGAAAGGTATTTGTATTCAAGGGGGTGTACGCAACGCGAACCAACGTGTATATCCTGTAAATGAAATTGGCAGGGCTGTCAAAACTCTCAACGATCAAGTAAGCGGAGGTTACAGTGTACTCGGCGAAGTAGATCATCCAGAAGGTCTTAACATTAACCTGGACAGGGTCAGTCACATGATTACCGAAATGTGGATGGATGGTCCAAATGGTTATGGAAAAATGAAAATTTTACCAACACCGATGGGACAACTGGTTAAAACAATGCTGGAAAGCGGCGTTAAACTAGGCGTCTCATCACGTGGTAGTGGTAACGTTAAAGAAGATGGTAGCGGCGAAGTCAGTGATTTTGAAATCATAACTGTTGACGTTGTTGCACAACCAAGTGCTCCAGGGGCGTATCCAACGCCAATCTACGAACACTTGATGAATGCCAGAGGTGGCTACAAGGCTTACGAATTAGCACAGGCAACAAAGCACGATAATAAGGCACAAAAGTATCTAAGGGAATCGTTGGTGAATATCATCAACCGACTCCAATAAAAGGAGAAAAATATGTTGGATGCACTAAAAACACTCTTTGAAAATGATGTAGTTTCAGAAGAAGTGCGCCACGAAATCGAAGAGGCTTGGAACAAGAAAGTCAAAGAAAACCGTCAACAGGTAACATCTGAACTTCGTGAAGAGTTCGCTCAAAAGTATGAGCATGACAAACAAACTATGGTAGAGGCTATTGACTCTATGGTGGGTGAGCGTCTTGCTTCAGAAATTGCGGAATTTGCAGAAGATCGTAAGCAACTAGCAGAAGCAAAAGCAAAATATGCAGTAGCAATGCGTGAAAACGCAGGACTATTAAAAACTTTTGTGGTTGATCAACTTTCAAAAGAAGTTGGTGAGTTACATGAAGACCAAAAATCAATGGCATCCAAGTTTAAAATGCTTGAAGATTTCGTCGTAGAATCACTTGCAAAAGAAATTGCAGAATTCAACGAAGATAAAAAAGATCTAGCTGAAACTAAAGTACGTTTAGTACGTGAAGCTAAATCACACTTCAACAAGTTGAAAACACAATTTGTTGAAAAGAGTGCTGACAAGGTGGCTAAAATTACTGACAAAGTTCTTAACAGAGAAATTGGTCAGCTAAAAGAAGACATCGAAGTAGCACGTAAAAACGACTTTGGTCGTAAGTTGTTTGAAGCATTTGCATCTGAGTATGCTGGTTCTTATCTCAATGAAAAATCAGAAACTGCTAAGTTACTGAAAGTTGTTGAGCTAAAAGACAAGCAATTAGCAGAAGCAAAAGTTGCAACAGCTGAAAAATCTAAATTAGTTGAAAGCAAAGAAGCTGAAATTAAAAAGATTAACGAAGCGGCACAAAGAAAACAAAAGATTGATGACTTGATTGCACCTTTATCCAAAGGCCAAAAAGACATCATGATAGATTTACTGGAAAGTGTTCAAACACCTAAGTTGCAATCGGCGTTTGACAAATACCTACCGGCAGTAATAGACGGTAAAACTCCAGCGAAAAAGGCAGTAATAACAGAAGGCAAAGAAGTAACAGGCAATAGAGAAGAAACTAACGTTAGTGACAAAGCAAGTGATGGTAATGTAATTGAATTACGTAAACTTGCTGGATTAAATTAAGGAGAAACCAAATGTCAGAACTATTAGAAAGTCGCTGGCAGGATACAAAAACTGCACTTCTTGAAGGCCTTTCGGGCACAAAGAAAAGCGTGATGGCAGCAACTCTAGAAAATACAAGATCGTATTTGGCAGAGACTGCTACAGCTGGTGCAACTTCTGCCGGTAATGTTGCAACTCTTAACAGAGTTATTTTACCCGTCATCAGACGTGTAATGCCAACAGTGATTGCAAATGAACTAGTTGGTGTTCAGCCTATGACTGGACCTGTGGGCCAAATCCACACACTAAGAGTACGCTACTCAGACACAGCAGGCGTAGGCGCTGCTGGCGCAGTAGCAGGTGAAGAAGCACTATCACCATTTAAGATTGCTGAAGGCTATTCAGGAAACGAAGCAAACCCAGGTAAAGCAGATTCAACTGCTGCACTTGAAGGTTCTGCTGGTAACAGACTAAGCATTCAGATCTTAAAGCAAACAGTAGAAGCAAAAACCAGAAAGCTATCAGCTCGCTGGACTTTTGAATCTGCTCAAGATGCTCAATCACAGCATGGTATCGATGTTGAAGCAGAAATTATGGCTGCTTTAGCACAAGAAATTACTGCTGAAATTGATCAAGAGATCATTGCTTCTTTAAGAGCTCTTTCAGGAACAACTGATGCATACGATCAGGCTGCAGTTTCTGGTACAGCTACATTTGTTGGTGACGAACATGCTGCATTAGCAGTTATGATCAACAGAGCAGCTAACAGAATTGCTCAGCGTACACGTAGAGGCGCAGGTAACTGGGCTGTTGTATCACCAGCAGTGCTTACAGTTCTTCAATCAGCAACAACTTCAGCGTTCGCAAGAACAACTGAAGGTTCGTTCGAAGCACCAACTAACACAAAAATGGTTGGTACATTGAACAATGCTATGAAGATCTATGTAAACACATATGCAGCTGATGATACTGTACTAGTTGGATACAAAGGATCAAGCGAATCAGACGCAGCAGCGTTCTACTGCCCATACATTCCATTAATGAGCAGTGGCGTTGTACTAGATCCGACATCATTCGAACCAGTTGTGAGCTTCATGACTCGTTACGGATATGTTGAGTTATCTAACACAGCATCGTCGCTAGGTAATGCGGCTGACTACTTAGCAGAAGTATCAGTAGCAAACCTAAGCTTCAGCTAAGAATAGCAATTATAAAAACTTTAAAAGGGCGGCTTTATGTCGCCCTTTTTTTGTGACTATTTTACCTCTCTGCCCTTTCTTGATAAATACATGTGTCAGATAGTGTGCCGCAAGGCGGACTTATGCAGAACCAACTGCGTAGCGGATAGAACCCGAATCAGACTCTAATAAGGAGAAAAAAATGGGAAGACCAATTAACAAAAGAAAAATAGGACAAGGTAACGGAAAACTTGAACCTTCACGTTACTTTTTTACAGGTGCATCAGAAGTAGCATCTTCATCAACTCCGGCATGGATTGTATCACAAAGATCAAGCAGAAAATATAAAATCACAGACGGATCAACTACTGAAATTTTAACATTAGTTAACCAAAGTTCAGGTGATTTAAGTGCTGGTGAGTTTGCTATTGATGCTGTTCTTGATGATTCATCAGTTGTGCAAGTAACTAAACTACACAACAGAACTATTTCTTATGAAACAGGTAGTGAAGATACTGATGATTCAGAAGCATCAGGCCAAATCAAGTACAATGCAGGACCTGGCGATGATGACGGTGTAAGCGGAACAGCTACACTTCCAGTGCAAGGATAAAGTATTAATGTTAGGGGAGCAATCCCCTAACATGCTATAGGATTTATAGATGTCAAAAGTATTAAAAGTTGAAAACGGAAATTACAAAGTTGCTGTACAAAGTGGCGGCACAATTACACTTGATACAGGTGTAGAAACAGGTACGACTATTGTTACAGGTGATCTTGAAGTAAAAGGTACAACAACCACTGTAGATTCTGTTAATACAACTATTGCAGATAACATTCTCACACTTAACGAAGGTGAACTTGGTGCAGGAATTAGTGCAAGCAACGGTTACCAGGCAGGTATTGAAATTGACAGAGGATCATTAGGTGTTGGTAGGTGGATTTGGGACGACCAGATCAATTGGACAATGGGCGGTGATTCAGGATCAGGTGCTTGGGCTAGTATCGAAGGTACTGGCACAGATTTCAGACCGATTAAAATACCGGGTGTTGTAGGCACTGGAACTAATTTTTTCTTTGACATAGGTAGTGGTGTACTAAGTGTTACAGGTACTTCAGATTACGAAGAACAAATATTTGGATACACAGGCGGTGTTATAACTAGTGGTACAATAGATGACGACAATATTCCAAATACTAAAGCTGTAGTTGATTATGTTTCGTTTACATTAGCAACTGCCTTTCAAGATAGAATTGAAGAAGGTACTACAACAAAAACATTTGTAGAAACTAAAGATTTTGAAGTGACTGGTTCAGACAGTGTAGTTGAAATAGGCGTAGACAATGTTGTAAGAGTAAGCATAAAAGCAAATACAATTGAATTAGGTGATTTACAATTTGACGGAACAACTATCCGTCCTATAGACAGTTCTAACAACTTGTTCTTAGAAGGTACAGGTGCAGGAGAAATTGTTGCACGAGATTTGTTTAGCATTGAAAATACAACAGGAACTCCGACATTTGCTACTGATAGATTGAAATTATATGTTACTACCGAAGATACCGGTGGAACTGGACTATTTTTTGTAAATAGTACTAACACAAGAGATGAAATAATAAGCAATAACAGATCGCTGTTGTACAGCATGTTATTTTAAGGAAAGAAAATGGCAATAGTAAACGCACAACTAACAACAACACAATTAGATATAGTAACTGTACCAGCTGGCGAAAGATATGCTATTACAAATATAATGGTATGTAATCAAGATGCAACTGATGATGCAAGTTTTGATTTACATTTTATTCCAAGTGGTGATCCATTAGACAATGCTGTAACAAGAGTTATCAATGGATTGACTCTACCAGCCGGTGAAACATTTACATTTGACAGTGAAAAGATTGTACTTGGTGCAGGTGATAAAGTAGCATTTGTTGCTTCTCCTGATTCAGGTAGCGGAAATACTGATCTATCGGCTACAGTTAGTTACTTGGAGGTATAATGCGCCTTATAAAAGCACAAAATACTAACTTACGCAACATCACAGGTAAAGGTGTTAAGTATGATATCAATGATCAAGTGATTGTTGATAGCAACAATGTGATGCTTGTTCCAAAAGGAACAACTGCACAACGTCCAGCAACGCCAATTAACGGTCATTTTAGATACAACACTACTGACAATAGATTTGAAATCTATGAAGCAGGGGCATGGTATGGTGTAAGAATTGCAGCTCCGAGTACAACTGCGCCTATCACCCAACAAAATTTAGGCAGTGGAGATGCTGTAGAAACTATTTTTGGTCCTCTAGCAAGTGGCGATACATTTTATCCAGTTCCAACTGCTGCGCAAAATATTCTTGTGTTTGTTGAAAACGTATTTCAAATTTCAGGAACTAACTACACATTAGTACAAAATCCTGGAGATAGAAAAGAGATAGCAACAGTTGTAAGTGCTGGTGCAACAACTGTAATACAAACAGAAACAAATCATGGTTATACAACAGATGATCTTGTTTATGTTAGTGGTGTTGAAAGCACTATAGATGATGCTATTGAAAATTTAAATACAGACGACTCAAGTTCGCCTGGAAGTCATACAATAGTAAGCATACCAGCTGCTAATCAAATTGAAATAGCAGTTGATACAACAGGCGGAAATATTGCAAATTATGTTGCAGGAACAGGATTTATAATTAAATCAGGAAGTTCTACAGGGCCTTATTTGCCAGGATGGTACTTACAGTTTACATCTGCACCTGATCTTGACAAACCTATTACAGTACTACACAACTTCGACAAATAAAGCAATAAATACTGTGTCAGGAGATTAGAAATTGGCACAAGTAGGTAGAATATCCGGTCCATTATTAACAGCAAACCTAGAAAGAAATGGTATTGATCTTGCGTTTCGTAATGATCTTGATACCACACAACTGCTTTATTTTGATGTTAGTACAGGCAAAGTTGGTGTAAATAGGAATGCACCGTTATCTGAATTAAATACCGAAGGAACAACTGGTTCAATATTATTGAATTCAAATACAGGAACAGTTGGAAATTTAAATTTTTTATCTAATGATATAAATGCGTTAGTTGGTAATATCAACTTTGGTTCTAACAGAGTTATAAATATTCCGACTGCTAGAACAGATAATTTACAAATTAACGACAATACTATTTCATCTTATAGATCTAACTCTAACATAGATTTAGATGCCAATGGCGTTGGTACTGTTGAAGTTAAATCTAACATGAATGTTACAGGTAATGTGCATGCAACAGGCAATATAACCAGTGACGGCAGTATAACAATAGGTAATGACGACACCGACGATGTGCTTTTTAATGCTGAAATAACCACTGATATTATTCCGGCTACAAATAATACACACAGTTTGGGAAGTGCATCTAGACGTTGGAAGGAATTATATTCAAATTTAATTAATGGCGATACCATAGTTGCAGGCACTGTAGATGTTGACTCTATTTCACCACTTACACTTAAAGTTGGCAATATATTTTATGTTGCTACTACAGGAGATGACGCAGCACAAGGTGATCATCCGCAAGCACCTTTTAAAACTCTAAAAAGAGCACTTGAGGCTGCTGATGCGAGCACACAAGGTCCGGTAACTATACATGTTTTTTCAGGAGGTTATGAAGAAGAATTGCCTCTTGTTGTTCCTTCGAATATAACAATCAAAGGTGATGATTACAGAAACACATTTATTAGACCAACAAGTGCAGACCAGTCAAAAGATGTATTTCATCTAAATGGTGAAACTACTATTCAAAATATTACAGTAAAAGATTTTTATTACGACAGTTTAAACGATACTGGTTATGCCTTCCGTTTTGCACCTAACACTGTTGTTAGTACACGTTCACCTTATATACAAAATTGTAGTGTTATAACACAAGGCACAGCAACATCGGCAAGCGATCCTAGAGGATTTGCCAGTGGAGATGCGGGCAAAGGAGCACTAGTTGATGGGGCCGATGTATTAAGTGCAAGCCAAGAAGCAAGTATGTTATTCCATAGTGTAACAATGATAACACCAGGTGTAGATGCAGTTACTATGACAAATGGTGTTAGAGTTGAATGGCTAAATTCTTTTACCTACTTTGCTAATAGGGGATTATATGCAAAGAATGGTGTAACAGGACATCTAAGCTCAGACGGCTCTACAGTAAAATATGGTGCTGAAATACGTTCAATAGGATCTGCAAATGTATACGGAAATTATGGTGCAGTATCAGACGGTGCAGATTGTTTAATGTATCTTGTCATGCACAACTTTGGTTATATCGGAGCAGGAAAATTTGTTGATAATGATCCTAGCAGAGTTATTCAAAGTCAAGAAGTTACAGAACTAAACAGCGGTAGAGTATATTATAATTCAATTGACCACTTAGGAAATTTTAGAGTGGGAAATAACTTTTTTGTAGATTTAGAAAGTGGAGAAACTAGTTTAGTTCTTACAGAAGCTGACATTGATTCTTTTGCAGGTTTGACTATTACT